AATACGGTGCTTACTGGTTGTCCCTGATCATATGCAGACCACACACCATCTGGTGTATAATTTACAGCAGTGCCAGTTATGGCACATGGTTTAATTCTATTTACACCTTCAATAATCTCTCCATTTGCAGTACGGTATTGTAGTCTAAAGATGTTTGGTGTTCCTAGGAATAGTGCTCTGTCTCCTGCTGCATTATTAAGAGTCTTTGCTGCCATTCCTTGTTTAAAGAATCTAATAATTTTCTTCACTACCTCTGCTTCTTTTTCATCTCTTGGTGTCATCTTCCAACTGAACTCAAAATTTCTAAGAGTTGGTGTATCGAATAGCAATTCCATGTTGGCATTTGGAACAACTCCAGCACCTCTCGACAGAATTGATTCTGGTGATACATTGACACCTGCCATACCCAAAATCGCAGACTGCATTTGAGACTTCGCTGCCATTTGTCCCCCAGGGGTCTCCGCTATTTTCATGATTTGACTAATTCTTTCCGATAAACCACCTTCAGTTGCATTAGCTGCAACTGCACCCAATGCTCCAATTTGTCCTAGTCCTTCTACACCAAACAAACCACCAAGAAGATTGCCACCGAGACCACCAGCTGCTACAAGGGCAGGATTTTGCATAGCAGCAGATACAATTGCCGCAGTCATGTTATTCATTTTATCGTCACCCCAAGTCACATTATTTGAATCATTAATGCTATTAGGCATAGGCAACTTGACTTGTGCAATAAATTTTTTAAGTGGAGATATTCTTAGATTGCCTTCAGAAATGTTCTTTAATGGTTTTCGCTTATTACCATCTTTTGGGTCTATAACTCCAAAAATTTGATCTTTTCTTGGTGCTTGGTACTCGAACTGATCAATGGTCACATAATCTTGACCGTTACGCATTCCAAAAGTATTATCTATTGGATAGGATCCACCTTCTATTGTATCTCCACCATTCATATTAGTTAAAAACTTTTCAAGTTCTTCTGGGGTAATTATGATTTTTTCGTTGACTAAATCGAGTCCTTTCTTTATATTGTCTCCTACTGCTTGAGCAAATTGACCTACTTGATCACTTAATTTATTATTATTTTCAGATCTTTGTCCATCATCAGTAATATTTGGATCTGTGCTTTGGTTATGTGGTGGTGTTGATCCATCCCCTGCTGTTGCCTGAATAGGTGTTACACCTTGTACTGTTCTAGTTGCAGCATTTCTTCTTATATCTCTTTCTGATGATTCATATAATTGATTTGTTCTTACATTGTGTTCTGCAAGTACCTGTGCTTCGGTAGCAGGAGAACCATCAATCTGTGCTGTCGCTAAGATTGCTTTTGCTGTTGCTTCAGTAGTCGTATGTATCGGACTAATGTCAATTAGATTATTGGGATCGTCTGTCCTACCTTCTCCCCCAAATGTAGTATTCCCTTCACTGTCTGTTGTGAATAATACGAAAGGTGTATCTATTTGATCTGTTACAGTTCTTGTTGATCTACCTCTGGTTCTTATTGTTCTCTCAGATTCTGTTCTTTGAATTACTACTGCAGCAGTTGATCCATCTGACTGATCGTAACGAGTCTGTACAAAATATTGCTCACCATTTACTGTGACCTTCATGGTCTTAAGATTACTAGTTCCCTTAGTAATCATAGTATCGCTAATACCAATTACATTTGCGTCTGTTCTAACTGACATTTAAATACTGTCCCAGGCTGCTTGTGGTTCTACGTAGTTACCAATTTTATCGACGAAACTCTCAGTGACTAATTTTGCAACGTCGTTCCATTCCTTTCCATTGACAGGAACAGAATACATATCACCCATGTTACCAGGAAAGTAACTGTGTATTAGTTTAGAGTAACCTATAGAAAAGTCTACTTGTTTTTTATTTATCAAGGAAGAGGCAAGTTGCCCTCTGAGTGCAGGATTTAAGTAGTGTAAGTTTGCACCCATGATTCTTTCACTTGTTACATCAAAGATATATGCAAGTGGTCTCCTATCATAGAAAGGATACTTGGCAGGATATGCTGCGTTATAACTGAAGAAACAAAGAGAACCTATGGTAGGTGAACCACCATACTGTTGTAACTCAGTAAACAATTCATTGGCATACCAATCAGGATCTTGAAACCCACCCGCCCGCTCCATAATTCTACTGCCAATAGTAGACTGTTCCTCCTGTCTTTGTTTAAGAGTCTTCCTTGGCATTACTTAATTCCTAGTTCGTCTTCAGTCATAATCTTAAACTCAAACTTACGGTCAGCACAGAACTCTCGTGCTGCTTTCCACTTTGCTTGATTGACTGCCCAAGTTATAAGAGACTGTTGCCATGCCTTAGTCTTTCTCTTGGGATTCATATTTGGTTTTGCTACCTGCTTCTTTGGTTTAATCTCAACAACCATTGTCCGCAGTTTGCCAGTCTTATCTATGTACTTGATAAAGAAGTCAGGATAATATCGATGTATTCTTTTATCTACAGGTGAGATATATGGTATCCAAAATTCTTCTGACTGCCACTCCTTTACTGCCTCATTCAGATCACAGTAGTTCATAAATTTACGTTCCCAAAGAGAACGATAGATTATATTTTTCGAGTCACCATTGTACTTCTTGGGATACGATGGGAGATACCTTCCCTTATACGACATACATAGTATATAATAGTTTCAAAGTATTTAGATGGCAACATATTCGCCTGAGTTGTTGTACAAGAAGATGAACGATGTCCAAGAGACATTCGGTGGTCTCTCGCAGACATCTCAGTTTATGGTATCATTAAATCTTGGACGCACCAATATTCGTCAGAGAGGTATTGGTGAATTGAATCAGTATCTTAGTGACTGTGGATTGTTTAGACAGTCCAAGTCTACATCAGAGACATATGATTTCTTATGTTCTCAAGCATCCTTACCAGGATCTGCTTTCTCTCTTGATGAAGTGAAGGGAGATCGTCAAGGTGTGCTCGAAAGATATCCCACTATGAGGATCTATGCTGACTTTGATTTAACATTTTATGTTGATAAAGAGTATAATACTATCCGTATATTTGAGGAATGGTTAAACTGGATTGATCCACTCTTTGATGGGACTTCTGTTTATACTGGAGATGATGATGGGCAAGAAGGATATGATGAGAGCAATAGTTTCTTCAGGATGAAGTATCCTAGGTCATACAAAACTAATATTGATATCATCAAGTTCGAGAGAGGATTCTGGAAGAATCCAAACAAGGACAATAAAGAAAGTAAATTGCAGGAGCAACCTATTCTGAAGTATAAATTCATTGATGCATTTCCAATCAATGTTTCGGCTATACCATTCTCTTATGATGGAAGCACTCTGACTCAAGTAACAGTCAACTTTAGTTACTCAAGGTACACTGTTTCTAAACAGAATCCAAGGTAGGAAATACCCACTAAATAATTTTATCGTAATCTAACATTATGCCTTTACCTAAAATATCTACCCCGACTTATGAGTTGGAATTGCCATCAACAGGAAAGAAAATTAAGTATCGTCCTTTCCTGGTCAGAGAAGAGAAGGTTCTTATTCTTGCATTAGAAAGTGAAGACCCTACACAGATTGCAAACGCAGTCAAGAAGACACTGAAGGATTGTATCCAAACCAGAGGTGTCAAAGTAGATGACCTTCCTACATTTGATATTGAATATTTGTTCTTAAATATCAGAGGTAAGTCTGTTGGTGAAGCAGTAGACCTTATTGTTACCTGTCCTGATGATGAAGAGACAACAGTTCCAGTCAAGATTTACATTGACGAGATTGGAGTTTCTAAGAGTGAAGATCATAAGAAAGACATTAATCTCGATGGTAAGTTGACTCTTCGTATGAAGTATCCTTCACTGGATCAATTTGTTTCATCTAACTTTAGTTTTGGTGAAGAGGAATCTCTGGAGCAATCATTTGAAATTATTGCATCATGTGTTGATGTTATCTTTGATGAGGATGAAGCGTGGTCTGCATCTGATTGTACAAAGAAAGAGTTACTCACTTGGATGGATGGACTGAACTCCGCCCAGTTTAAGGAGATTGAGAAGTTCTTTACAACCATGCCCAAACTTTCACATACAATTACTGTGAAGAATCCAAAGACTAATAAAGAAAGTGAAGTTACTCTGGAAGGACTACAAAGTTTTTTCGGTTGATTATGGCACATATTGATCTTGAGACATACTACAAGGTCAACTTTTCTCTCATAACTCATCATAAATATAGCTTAACTGAGATTGAAAATATGATTCCTTGGGAGAGAGATATATACCTTGGGTTGCTGAATCAATATGTTGAAGAAGAAAATATGAGAATCCAACAACAAGGAATCTAAATGGCAGTATCAGGAGTAAGAGCAAGAAATTTCATTCGTGGCGGGACTGCTAGTTCAATCTTCGCTGCTAGACGTGGAATGTCTGCGGCAAGACCTGCTCGTGCTGCTGCTCCT